TACTTATTAATGAATTGTTTCTTGCCGTTTTGTATTGTATCTATAGTTAGATTAATTGGATCTAGCATTTTGCTTCCTAGTTAAATGGGGCCGAAGCCCCAGGGGTTTTTAGACTTGTCTGTCTTCTACAGGATCTTCTGTTAGAAGTTGTTGCTTACCTTTTTTGGTAGCTTTGCTTTCACCGACATCTTTAACCTCAATTTTCTTAGGCTTCTTATGTTCGGGAATAATGCGTTCCAGAAAAATCTTTAGCATACCATTTAACATAGCAGCATCTTTAACTTCGATTTGATCATCCAATGCGAATGTTCTTGCGAAGTTTCTTCCTGCGATACCTTTGAACAGGAAGTTTTCATCTTCTTCTTGACTTTGAGTATTACCTTTGATAATCATTTTACCATCAGCAAGCTCAATCTCAATATCCTGTTTAGCAAAACCAGCAACAGCTAATTCAATAACATAAGTGTTATCGCCTGTTTTCTTGATGTTGTATGGAGGATAGTTGGGAATGTTTTTTGTTAGATCATCATGCATCTTTGCAATGCGATTGAATTGATCGTCAAAACCAACAAAGAATTTATCGAAGTCCTTATTGAAACCAGGACCAAAAATTGACAAGTGTGTCATAGTGTTCTCCTTAAAATAAGCGAGTTTATAAAAATGCTACCCTTGCGGCGTAGCGTAAATGACGGTTTTATTGGGATCCGTCAACCCTCATCCCATCCCTAGGATATAATTATTTAGTGCTAGTGTTTAATTTTTTCTTACCAATGTTATACTTTGTTTCTAAATTCCATTCATCTTTCTCTTTATGAGAAATGACTTTTATCTGAGACAAAGGTGCATAATCTATAAAATTGCTAGCATTATTAATCGTAATCAAACCCCAATCCACTAGTAATTTTGCGATTGTGTTTCTACGTTGTAAATCGTTATCTGATAGGTCAGCAGTTTTTCCATCCAAAGCAAAAAGCTCTTTAAAATGCACAATAAAATATCTACCTTGTTTATGTAGAATATGGCATGATTGGTATAGTGTTTTGTCCTTCCTAGAAGCGACGCCTATACGTGTTAAAGTTTCTCTTACTTTTAAAAAATCATCTGGTTCAGACAGTACCACTTCCAGCGGGGTATAACCCGGGAAGTTGATATTAATTATGTCAGTACTCATTCTTACCACCTTTTGTTATTCTTCTTTTCATGTCGTCAATAATCGCATCGTTTAGAAGTGGGAGTACTTGTTTGGCTTTTTCTGTGCTGTAGCCATAGTATTCTTTTATTACTTCCAAATCATCGATTTTCTCAGCCTTGATCCATTTATTAAATCTTTTCTTAGGCCTAATGATATTTATTAAAAAATGAAATTGAAGAATTTTATCCAAATGTGGACGGGAATTCATCTCGTTCGCAGGGATAACTGTATCGTGTCCATAGGATAATCCCTTATTAATGATGTAAGGATTATACTGTTTCTCCGACCAATCGTCAACTATGAGATTATCTTTGCTATGATGAATAGCATTGATAAAATCAAACGGCGTTATTGCTGGCGCTTTATAAGGTTCTGCTACAGGTTTTACTACAGGATCTCCAAACAAACTCATAGCATCCTCACTAGCCCAATAGTGTCTATAGTTGTTAGCAATAAGTAATTAGCCAACATCCCAAAACTTTTCCTAGTCCAAGCAGCCCAAGCATACATAGCGCAACCAATAATCCATATAGGATAGAGAACAAGAAGGGGTGGATGTGGTACCGTGGAAGCCATCGTAATGCTACACCCGATAGATATAGCCCAAGCAAGCAACTCAACAAAAAAGCGAAAGCGATTAGAATTCCAATCATTACGAATCCATTCAAATGTAGGTCTAAATAAATCTATCATTTAAATTCCACCGCCGCCATAATTTCAGTCAAGCAAGCTACTAGATTAATTTCTTGATCTGCGCAGAATGCTGCTTTGTACTGATAATCAGCGAGCAGAAGAACTAATTGAGGAACCTGTTTAACTTGTTCTGTTAATGTATCGTAAAGCTTTCTAAAGATTGTGCCAGGATCGTTGTCAATATTGTTAACAACCCAAGTGCGCATTTTCTTCCAGTCACCATCTTTCAAAGATGAGACAAGTTCTTGCATATTAGAATCACTTAGATTAACAAAGATGCCTTCGTCAATTTTACCCGAAGCTGAATATCGTTGTAGCTCATTCAAGACACGTCGATAATCGGGGAAATGTTTCTCAATAACCTTTGCGATTACCTTGCCATCTGCCTCGATATTTTCGATAGACATAATTTCAGTAACACGCTTAAAGAATGCAGATGCAATCTTTGGCTTATCGGCCTTGGGCAATTTAAATTCAAATACTGCACATCGAGAATGTAATGGAGGAATAATTCTATTCTTAAAGTTACAAGTAAGAATAAATCTACAGTTGTTTGAAAACTCTTCAATAAAGGCTCTTAATGCTGGCTGAGTCGAGTTAGGATTTAAATAATCTGCCTCGTCTAAAATAACAACCTTTGGCTTGCCGCTAAATGATACTGTAGATGCAAACTGTTTAATCTTTGTACGAAGAACATCAATACCAGATTCTTCTGAACCGTTAATAACGATATAATCTGTTTCTAGTTCTTCACACAATGCTCGAGCAACTGTGGTCTTGCCCATACCTGCGCCACCGCATAATAGCATATTTTGTATCTCACCCTTTGCCAACATCTCTTGAAAGATTTGCTTTTGGTCTGCAGGTAAAATACAATCTTCTATTTTGCGAGGCCGATACTTTTCAACCCACAAAAATTCATTTTCACGATAATCCATAATAACCTCATAATATTTTAAGCGTCAAGTGCGACTCGGCGCCACTTGCCATCAACTTCAATCCACAGCCTATCATCCTTACCCACAGACATCTTTACATTATTTTGATTAGGAGCAGAAACTCCATTCATAGATAGCGCCGGAGATATAATATAACTTGAACCTGTTGTAATATATCCATCACTAAAAGTAATAGGCGACGGAGGCGGAGGCGGTGGTGGCGGTTCATTGTTTGCTGTAAGAATAAGTGGTGTAGAACCTAGCGGAGCTAGATGACTTATGTCTTCAGCAACAGTAGTACTATTAGCATCAGGTAAACTGGGGCCTGCCATCTGGGTGACTCTATCTTGTAGCAAAGCTGCACCATAGCCAGCACCCAGAGCCCCAAACAAACCGAAGCCTTTAATAAAAGAACGACGTCCATTCATTATACCACCGAATCGGGTTCCATTGCGATAAAGTATTCCAATGCCTTTGTAGCATGCTTAAAGTGGAATGCTTTCTTTTTCGAGATTGTTACGATATAAGAATCGGGAACAACTTTGAAGTTTTCAACTGCCATGTGGCAATCAAATGAATGCTCGCTCTTACCGATAATTTTCTTATAGGTATTTGCAGTATCATTTTTCTTATCACCGATAGTCAAAGTAACATCGTCACCTTTGCCTGAAATTGTAATAGTAGGTGCGCTGGTAATTGCAGCTGCCTTCATAATCATGTTCACATCTTCAGATGACAATGTGAATTGATAATGATTGTCAACTTCAATACTTTTATCTGGTGCTGCAACAATAACTGTTGGGCTAGAATAGAAGTATTCAAATTTGCCGTTGTCTTTAGAGATGGTCAAACTTTTCTCACCGAATTCAACATTCTGATTCTCCATCAGTGTTAGCAAAGCCAACAAAGAATTTAAATCATATACTGCAACTTCTGCGGGGAAGTCTTCAGTAACATCCGCTTTCGCAAAGATGTTCTTAGCAGTACTAATTGTGGACAATGTCTTGCCCTTGCGAATCAAAATGTTACTATTGATCGCAGCAAAGTTCTTTAGAACTTGGATTGTTTCATTACTAAATTGCATTATTTAATCTCCTTGGTTTCAATGTCATGCACGTATAACAGCATTAATGCATAGTGTAACACCTTTAGTATGTCTTGTCTATTCCTTCCGGCTTTCTTTCCATACCTTTGGACATATTTCATTACGTTTCCAACCGTAAATCCAACACCATGTCCGCTGTCAATAATAAATTCGGTGGCTTGAAATTTATTCAATGAATAATGTTCGCCATATGTTTTATCTATATACTCTTTAAGTTCT